GTGCATATCTACTGTTTGTTGCGTCTGTAATACTAACTTGATATTTTGCACTTCTGTAAGTTGCATGAACAAAACTGTCTAATGGTTGTTGTCCAGATGAACCTGAATGAGTTACTGTGCCATCTGATTGTGTAGAATTGTTTAATACTGTTAATCCAGAAATTGATGTTGCTGTTAATGTTCCATTGACTTGTAAGTTATCTGAAATTGTAACAGCACTAGAGTCTGTTGATGAAATAACGTTTGTATCAATTGTGTTTGCACTTAAAGTTCCAGAAACGTTTAATGCATCACTAATTTGTATTGCTGTTGAGTCATTAGAACTAATAGTATTTGTATCAATAGTGTCTACACTTAAAGTTCCAGATATATTTAAATTGTCTGAAACTGTTACAGCACTAGAATCGTCTGAAGAAATTGTATTAACTTGTAATGTTTCATTAATTTTAATTGAACTAGAATCATCTGCACTTAAAGTTGTACCATTAATTCTAATTGCACCTACAATAATGTTTCCTGTACCTGATGCAGATACAATTAAATCTTCATTTGATCTTATACCTTCAATATGATTATCTCTAATTTGAATTCCTTCTAATTCTATAACACCTGTTCCAGATGCTAATAATTTTAAATTTGCATTTGAGGCATTTGTAGAAATTGTATTTCCTGCAAGACTAATTTGACTTGTTGCAGGAGATGCCGCATACAATTCCGTAAAATTAGCATTTACAGAAATAAATGCTGATCTTAAATCATCACCTGTTCCGTCATTTGCGTTACTACCTACATCAATTGTTGTCTGTGCCATTTTATATCGCCTGTAATACTAATTTTTTCCATACTGCTGTTGACCCATCATAGTTTGCTGTGCAAACATATAAGTTTGTAGTGTCCCAAGCAATTGACCCTGCAACGTCACCTGCTGAGCCAATGCCAGTTGCAGTTTTTGTTGTGGTAATTACAATTCTATCATCTGATACAACAACTTGTCCTGTACCATTTACACCTAGGGTTAAATCACCGTTCGTTATTAATGGTGTTATTGTGGAGTTATTAATTTGTAATTGATCAATCTCTACAATCCCTGTACCGTTTGGCTGTACTTTAATATCACCATTTGTTGTTGAATTTGTTAAAAGACCAGTTGAAGGATCCCCAACAAGTCCATATACATCTATGAAATTGTTATTGATCTTCGTCATAGCGGTACGTAAAGTATCGCCTGTTGCCGGATTTCCTTCTGTTCCTGTGTCTATGTTTAATCGTGCCATATTATTATAATACGTATTTATTAAATACTTATATGTTCATAGAAACGTTGAAAACAATGAGATTGTATGAACGTCAAAGTAAATTAGGCGTATATCATACGTTTCACCGAAAAAATACCATATATTATTTTAAGTGTGACTCGTGTGGAGTAACATTTTTAAGACCCAGAGCACAAGTAGATCCAGATAGGGCAAGTAATGACTATAAACACGTTTGTTCGTATTGTGATAGCAAGAAATTTGCTCAAAGAGTTGGTGTTAAAATGCGTAAGATTTATAAACTTGATGCCTCAAGTACAGTTACTTTATAATTTCCGCCAATTAATTTTATCACGATCTCCATCTACCCAACGTCTTAAATCTGCATAAATTCCAACTTTAATATTGGGTTGATCAAAGTAATGTCTTAAAAAATGATTACCGTCAATGTATTCTCTACGATTAATAAAATAAAAATTTGTATTTGGGAAATGCATAATAATTTGTCTTAGTTGAAACATCCATTCATATTTGAGATATGCTTTCATATTCATCCGATAATCATAATTTAAAGTATTTTTGTACATATTATTTTGTTCTCTGCTATGTTCTCCTCTTTTGTTAAATTCCCATTGTCTTGCACCTATTATGTCAAACGCCAATATTGCTATATTTTTAATACCTGTTTCTGCGGTTAATAATACAGCACTCATACCAGTTCCTTTGCTTTGTGTAAAATCAATTGTTCTAATAGCCTTACCTTTTCTAGTGTCTCCTCCTCGCCAAATTCTATAAAGTTTTAAACCTATTGGTATACCTGCATTTGGTCTGAAATTGGCGTCTAAGTCACCTTTACAAACATAATTCCATTTAGATATGTCATTAGGTCCATATATTTTTAGATTAGGATTTGTTTTATCATGCCATTGTTTTAATTCTTCATACATTAGTGGATTAACTGCTACAATATGATTGCATAGGTCAGGCCAGTCTCTGTATATGGCATTACAACCCCATATTACACCTTTGCTTTTTAATTCTTGTATTGGAAATATATTTCTTGATTCACCATTGCCTATTACAAATGCGGTGTCCATTTATACGCCAAAACTCTCTCCACATCCACAACCTGATTGTGCATTTGGATTGATGACTTCAAATTGAGACCCAAAAACTTCTTCTCTCCAATCAATTTTTGTGCCTGCAATATAAAGCATACTGGTGTCGTCGACAACAAATCGTCCAGTACCCCAATCTTCGGTAATGTCTTCTGTGCCTATTTTATCTTTAGAATCAATAAATCCCCATTCGTATTTGAAGCCAGCACAGCCACCACCTTTAACCATTAGGCTAACTGCGTATTTGTCAGGATTTTTTGATAGTAGTCCTTCCATTTGACCTTTTGCTTTATCTGTTATATCAAACCATTTCATACTATTAATTATCTGTCTGTATTCCCCATATTGTCCATACCGATTGCTAAAAAGAATGCCATTGCTTCTCTGTTGTTTTCAAAACTCATATAACTGTTTTGTTCTTCCCAATTGTGCCGGTGTGGATCATAAAGATTTGGTTGTTCAAACCACCAACCCCATTTATGTTTGCAATTTGTTTGGCACCATTCTATACATTCACCCATTATACCATTTGATTGCATATCAATATCGTATTTGAATCTTTTTTCATAACCACAGTCGTCAGGAATATCCTCTAATGGTTTCATACTTGCTATTTTTACTTTACCAAACTTTTTCATATATTTTTAATTTTTTTCTTACCAATTTGTTGCATGATCTAAATTCCATTTTTTTGCTGAACATTTTTCACCACATTCACGTGGACCTTCTCCAGATATTAAATCTATAAACAGTTTTTTCCACATAGGATCATCTAAAGTAGCACCAAGGGTATTATTAATATTAATATAACTAAAAATGTTCTTGTTATGTGGATATCTTAAACCTGTCCAGCAACAAGGATAAAATTTTCCTTCAGCATTTATATATAACCCTTTATTACCTATTACACACAATGGTATAATCGATTCGTTATTATTCTTATAATTATAGAACCTTTTTGTAAAAAGATCAAGACAGTTATCTTTCCAACTTTTATTAGTTAATTTTGTAGACTGTCTGGTAAAACGTCCTGTAGCAATAAATTTATCACTTGGTTGTAATGGATCGTTTACAGGATAACTTGGATAATTTTTATTAAATTTTGTACTTACTGTTAATTGAAAGTTATCAAAGTTATATTTTTTTGCTNATTGTTCCATATGAGNTATTTTGTTTTCATTAAANTTAAATGCAATTGCGGCCCATGTTTTATATGCTTTTGTATTTTTTAAAGCATTAATACCTATTAATATTGACTGCCAATTACAATTTACTCTGTAAATGTTGTTAGATTCTTGATCCCATCCATCTAAAGAAAAATGTATATGATCTTTTTCATTAAGAATATTATTAAATTGTTGCCACCATTCAGCAGTTTTGTATGATCCATTTGTTACAATAACAAATTGTACTTTATTATTATTTTGTCTAACCCATTCTAGTATTTTTAATAAATCTTTAGCATATATACAATCACCATCGTCGCCACAGAAGGTAATTTTTTTAACATCTTTTAAAAGTTTTCCTGTAAAGTTTTCTTTAAACCATTCAAGGCTTAATTCTTTATTTGTAAGTCCTTCAGGTACTTCTTGTCTAGAACATCGTGGACATTTTAAAGAACATTTAGAACAAAGTTCAATATGCCAATGTTCAAGTGGCCAGTTGTGTATATTTTTAAACATTTATTTCCAGTTTGCCTCTACCCATTCGTCTCCACAATTAAATGGCTTTGGTTCTCCATGGAAAACTGCTACTTTGTTTGCTTCTATAATTTTTGGAGGTCTGTCAAATATAAGTTTTGNTCCANGTCTTGCTTTTGTGTCTTTAAAACCAATCATTTCCCATTTATAAGAACGAATCCAGTCATCTGGCCAGTGGTTTGTATCTTTTATAGCTCTTTTAGTAATCCAGTCTTGATCTCCATGGTTTTCTCCCATTACTACATTAGGTTTAGAAACAAAGTCATCCCATAGGTAATTTACAGTACCTGCTTTCCATCTCATTACACTTGAATTGCATAATTTCCAATCTTTAATTCTACATCTATTGAAGTCTCTAATAATCATAAACTTGTCTGGATTATAATTGAATAGTTCGTCAATATTTTTAAAAACAATTACATCTAAATCAAAATATAATATATTGCCTTGTAATGGAAAATGTCCACCAAACATCCATAACTTACTCCACCATGTTTTAATCCATGGGTCATTTGGCAGTTTTATTGTTTTGATATGTGGATCTAATCCTTTGATATCGTCAGTAATACAGTGAAATTCAAAAGGCACGGTGGTGTGTCTTTTAACCATGTTATAAAGTATATTTGCATATTGCGAAATGTATTTGTTACCCCATTTAACGCAAACTATGTGATTCATAACCTTCTTTTAAAAAATCTTTTTGTATCTGTTTCCAGTTTTCACTATCTAAAGTATAAGGGTATTCATTTGATATATTATCAGAATCAATAATCTCTATCTTTGATATATTTAAATTATTTAAAAGAATTTTGTATATTTTTAAAAAATTATCAGTACCAAATGATCTTTTTAAATCAATTTGTCCTAATTTAATATAACCAAGAGATAATTTTGGGTCATCCCAACTATATTCAGTGGTTTTTAACCATGTTCTAAACCTATCCATTTCGTCTTTTTTGAAACCATTTTTTTCAGTAATACTTTGTCCCCACTCAACGTCAAATTCTCCAGAATAAAATTTTTGGTGATTTATTGCAGAACAAACAACTCCGTTTATTAATGTTTTGTTAGAGTCTAATGAAAACTTATCAATAGGTACAGTATTGTGGGTATCATCATCACCAGTTAAGGCAACTTCGTATTCATCTCTAAAGACTTCGTATAATGTTTTACCTACTTGTGACCAATGTAGGTACACACCGCCTAATTCTCTATCGTATCTATTTTGCTTGAATAAATCAAAGTCTTTTTCATGTAAATCATATCTTGGTGCGTGTAAAAATGTTGTAATTTGTGAAGGTCTCATCCATTCTGGTTTATATTTAGATTTTCTATAAGCGTTAACCCAGCTTTCAAGTTCATGACATAGAATATTTAATTGTCTTATTGCATATTTTGTTTCATTGTCTGCTTGTTTATACCATGTTGAAAGATTCCAGACAGGACCTTGAAGTTCTTCAAAATATCTATGTAAAAAGTTTGTGCCTTCATGTTTTAATCTTAAACCAAGTACTACACTATATTGAAAATCCTCATTTGTAAAATGTTTTAATTTAGGATAAGGTGGATTAAAAGTAAATGCATTAATTTTTGTAATTGCATCATTTATTTCCTTAACAAGATAATCTATATCTCTTTTTGAATCTGCAAATCCTAAAAAACAATAATTCTTTTCCAGGACAAGATTATTTTTTAAAACTTTTTTAAGTGCCTCTACCCATCTATATGCTATTGGATTGTCATATAGATCTATATAATATGAAACGTCATTTAAAGTAACTTTAATTGTTGGTAGTGTTTGATTTATTTGTGCCATCCTTTGAATCCTCCATTTGGATTTGTATATATTGAACTGTTTTTGTCATTTTCTCTGGCTTCAACACTAATAACCCAAGCACGACCACGAGATTTTTCACGTAACCATTTATCAGTCCAGTCACAAAGATAATGTGCAGTACCTTCCATACCAGGCCCCATGGGATGAGTTCTAATATGACATACTCCTAGCTTTTCTAATTCTTTAAACTTATCCATATGTGGATCTTCTTCATCAAGTACTAAAGTATGGTCATACATATGATCTAAATGTGCTTTTACATCTTTTAGATCGCCATAATCAACTACAAAACCTTCTTTAGTAAAACTTTTACAACCAAATACAAAGTGAAAACTTCTGCTGTATCCATGAATTAAATGGCAATTGCCATCGTGTCTATATTGTCTATGAGCACAAGGAAAGTTCCAAAAACTTTTTGTTGATGTAAAACATTCTTCTGTTACATTATCATAATCGTCAGCCATTAGTGTAATCTCCTTTTAAATTTTTCAAAATCAAGTCCTAATTCTTCAGATTTGTTTCGTATGCTGTCAGTAAGTTCGTTTGGTATATTTAACTCGCCATCTATTATTGACTTTAAGAAGTGAATTAATACAGAAAATTCAGGCCTGTTTGCAACAGTCTCGGGATCAACACCGTGTTTTTCCATTGCATGAAGCATCGCCTCTGTAACATCAACTAATGATTTAATACTTTTGCTATGTTTTTCAAAATGTGCCATTATACTATAATTTTTGGTTTGTTGGGTACTTTTACTGTTGAAAATATTCTTTCATATTCTGTTTTAATTTTATCATTAATGTTTGCAATAGATGTAATCTTATCTTTACAAATATTAATAGGTTCTTTTTGTTCAGCAGTTGAAAAGAATGTTCCAAATGCCAACCCTTGTGGTCCTTGCATTAATACCAATGCTTTCTCAATGCTAATATAATCGGAATTAAGTGATTTAAATTTTGCAATTACTTCCTCACCTGATACGAGTTTTAGAGTAATAAGATTCCCTTCTTTAAATTTTTCAAACATAATACTATTGTAAACGTTATTTAGATTTTGTCAACTGCTTATTAATAAATCTTGCCATGCCTTCGTATGACTCTTGGAAAACGTTTGCGTGTTGTTTCCATTCTTTTGGCATTTTCCAATCTTCATGATTTACCACAATCCATCTTATATCAGGATCTGATATACCCATTAATTTATGAAATTGATATATCCAATACGATGGATCTACAGGTCTTTTAATATAAGTGTATCCATGTGTACCTGTGTACATATTATTAATTTTTTTATTTCGGTCATAGAGATCAAACCCTATCATAAAAATTGCTTTTGGTTTAAAAGTTAATGCTACTACTCCTGCATAAGGTCCAGTTCCCCAATGGAAAGGTTCATCTTTTCTTTGATCACCTGCATAGGGTAATTCTGGTAATTTTTTGATATTTGACCAAAATTGAAATTGTGCAAACCATCTATCTCTGGTAAAAATTGTTGTTTTTTTACTACAAGTATTTGCGGCTTCTTGGCACATATGTTTATCGCAACATACAACGTACTCAAGCATATAATCTCTGTATAAAGCATTACAGCCAACCACAGTTGAGAAGTCTTTTAAAGGACTTAGATCAAAACCTCTTCTACTCTCACCATTACCTACAATTGAAACATACTTCGTCATACTACTATTTAATACCCTTTTAAACGCACATAGAGCAACGTATACGCATGGTAAAATTGTTTTTGGGTATGTGTGTATTACTCCTCATTATCGTTAATTAAATGCCATATGGTAACATATCTGTCCCAGGCGTTTTGTAAAGTAGGATTTTCTCTACGAATTTTAACTGCGTCTTCTCCTATCATATCTTGCTCATCATAAGCAGTCTCAATATCTTTAGCACTTTGTGATTGTGAAACTAGACGTCCTCTTTCACCGTTTTTCTTTTGTACATAAACAGTTTCTCCACCATCAGGAGATATGAATATTTCACTTGAACGTTTTTTTAATTTTTTTATTGTTTTCATTAATAATACTCTTTGTGGTCACCATTAGGATGAGATAATCTGATTCCATTATGTACTCCTGGAGGACAGTCGTTTTTGTGTCTTGGAATAAAATGTACGTGTGGCCACATAATAGATTGCCCGGCCGCTTTACCGATATTTTGTCCAATATTGAATCCATCCATTTTGCCTTCTTTAATCCATTCTTCTCCGCAGTAGAAAGCAAGTTTATAGGCTTCTCCTACATGATCAACATCATTTTTCTTTGGTACAAATAAAAGGTGTCCTTTAATTACTGGATATTTGTCATAGAATACAGATACTTTTTTATTTTGAAACATTGGAGCATCATTACTAACCCATATACATTCTTCGTAGTATTTTACTACTTCACGTGGTTTCTTGAATGTAGGTTTTTTTGATGGCATTGGTTTTTATTATTCCTATTTTAATATTACTAGAATTTGGCCTATGTTGCAATCTAATTTTTTGCCAATATTTGGTTTTTGTAACACTTGGATTGTGTTCTAAAACATTTAATAGATTAACCAACGCCTTTCTTACTTTTTCAGCACCACCATGTTTTTTACAAGTGTCTGATCTCCCCACGTGTACAATCTTATTGTTAATTTTTATTTTGTAAACACAAGGTAATCTAACCCATTTGGTAACTGGATCTTTTTTATGTTTAATTTTATATTTTTCTATAGTGTAAAGATCTTGTATAGAATACCAATTAATATCTAACATTTTTAATCGTGTATATGATAATATGTTATACATTTAAAACCAAATAAAGTTGAAGAGAAAAATTATACCAACATACCACCCTATAAGACCGCACCAAAAGTCATCCCAACTCCAATGACCTTTGCTCCATAAGTCTAATCCTTCTTTAATAATTGTTGCAATAATTCCTAACCATGCAAAGTGTAACCAAAATATTCCTAACAATGTTAAAAAGAAAGACCAGAAGAAATGTAGTTGTAG